CCATCCCAACGAGAACTGGCAACCTTACGACTGATGTCATTCTCAGAAATCAACTCATCCAAGTCAGTTCGCACATCTGTAACTTTTTCGATGATTGAGTCGATGCTCTTTTGCATTGCATCGCGGTGCGTTTGGGTACCTGTTACAGCCTCAGTCAATGCTGCAATAGATGCTTGTGTTTGAGAGAGAACAGCACGTGTTTCTTGGTCACGCTGCTCGAACAATCGTTGCGTTTCTCTGTCTCTCTCCTCCTGAGATTTTCGGATATCGCGTAACTCAGAGAGCACAAACTGCCCCACAAAGTCACGACCATCCGTATTTTCAAAGCTGCTCATAGTCTACCTCTCTTGATAGACTATTCGTCGTCAACTTCTTCAGAGTCTTCAACGACCTCTTCATCAAATGACCAGTCGCTTTCTTCGTCTGGCTCTTCGAAAACAGGAGCGTTTTGGGTCCATCCAAAATTGAGGATTAACTCATCAGCTTTCTGACGAGTTACTTCGACCATTTCACCATCTGGTGCGTAAATTTTAACATACATGACACATCTCCCGTAATGGTCGTATTATTGATTTTTGTATAGCACAAAACTGGTAAAATGTCACGATGACCACCAGAACGGTCACCCATGAAAAAAGCCGCCCAAACGGGCGGCGTAGTTTGCAGACATTAGGGTGTTTCTGTGTAACTTTATGCGGCCTTATCAAGCTCGATAATTCGAGCCACCAACGTTTCTTTACCAGTCTTATGATGAACCTTTTCCTCGAACTGATCTGCTGCGAAATGGCGCAGGGATTCTACGTCAAAGGTGTTCAAGTATTCTTCTATTGTAGCATAGCCATTTTCAAATGCCATTTGCTCGACCAACGTTTTCTGTTCGTCGGCTTCGGTTGAGCTAGGCTGTTCGGCTTGGCCTGATTGTTCATCTGAAGCATCTTCATCAACTGCCGGTTCATCCGCAGCGTTGCCCATTTTGTAGCCTTTTGCAAGGCCAACCAGTTCTTGGGCATTGAGGATCGATGTTTCAAAGGTACTACCATCTGGTCCGGTGACGATAGTTGTTTGGGTTGCGGCGTTTGTAATTGGTTGCACGGGGATTCTCCGTCAGGGGGAAAGGGAAAAAGGGCGGCAAAAGCCGCCCCCGATCAAATTTGGTTTAAGCTGAGATCAGCCAAGCGGAGAACGTGATGCTCTCGTTGCTCGTTGGTGTGTCACCGAACGCCAGGTTCAGTTCCATCTCAACATAGTTCGCGTCCAACTTTTCGATGGTCGCTGCGTCCAAGGACAGAACGAATTGTCCAGGAGAGTCGCAGTTAATTGGGCCTGCTACTACAGTAGATGCCGAACCTGCGGCACCGACTTCAACGGAGAAGTTGTACTCTTCCGTTGCTGGAGTGTCTGCCGTCTCAACGACGATGACCACTTCGTAGCCTTCTGCGCCGAGTTTGTTTTTCAGATCACCACGTGCAGTGGTCATCTTGTCTAGAGTTACGACGCCAATTGCGCCTGCGGAAGTTACCGCCGCCGACCCCGGCGCGCGGAACTTGGTTGCTTCATCATAGATGCGGTTTACTTCGGAACGAGCCATTTCGGATATTTTTCCTTGAGCTTGAAGGGGTGGAGGGGTGAGTTGGGGGCTGTTTAACCCCCATCAATTACTTGACGACTGCGGCGTTCGCGATGCCGCGAAGGCGTGCTGCAGAACGACCGTGCAGAGCGGCCATTCCAACAAGCCATTCAACGCGTGTCAGCATCGCAGGCTTGCTTTCCATCTCGCCGAGGTCGTTAACCTCCATGGTTCCGTTCTGAAGGCCAACAACACCTTCGTCGCCGAACTTGACACAGTAGATGGATGTTGCAGTTGCGGTGGCACCACCGGAACCGACTTCGTTGAAGGAGATCACTTGCTCGTCCTGACCGTTATAGTCGGTTACGAGGATAGGAAGTCCGTCAAACATTGTGACACGACGACCGAACTCGTCCTTGTCGTATGCGATGTAACCACCGATTGTTGTATCGGTAGCAGCCGCAGAAAGAAGGTTGCGCATCTTCTTTGACATGATCAGGTGAGTTGGTTCGTCCACCTGGTCGATAAGGTCACGAAGAAGACCAACAGACAGTGCGTCGCCGCCGTCTGTGCTACCTGCGTCCATAAGCTGATCGCCTGTGATGCGCTTGCGGAGACCATCGAATTCAAGTGCGTTCGATGTGGAGTCACCGTTGATGATCTTGTCACCAAGCTTCAGAGCCAGAGACTTGACCTGCATCAGTTCGTTGCGAGAGCGTACATCGTCGCCCTGCATTTTCAAGATTGCCTTGTCGACAACCAGTTCGCCACCGGAGATGCGCAGAGTTTCTGTCTGCGGGTTAACGATTCCATGTGTTGGTGTGTAGGACTGGTTTACACCACGGAACGCTACACCTGGTAGAACGCCTTCACGGTTGTAAACATATGCACCGCCTGGAACGTCGATAAACGGCGTCGCGCGCAGCAAGTCCGAGGAACGAGCGAAGTGCTCGATAATTGTGTTGCGAAGCACTTCACCGTTATTGTGCTTTGCGGCTTCCAAAAGGGTAATCACGTCGATTTCTCCCAAAAATAGAGGTTGCTTCAGTTGGTTCGGAGTGGGCTGTGAGGCAGGCTCCCCGAGCCTGAAGCACGTCGACGGCTCAGCCCTTGCTGCCGCAGACATTGCGTCTTGACACTTTGGCTTGCACCGCAGGCAATCGTGTCAGTATTTGTGACACCTAAGGGCGCAAAATAAGCGCCCAAAGGTTAGTTCGGTTATGCAAGCCCGTGTTTACGGGCGTAGTTGATGCGCTGTTGTGGAGACATCGCCTCCAATTCAGCCTGTGTGATCCGTCCGGCGAGCTTTTGGTCATTACCTGCCGCGCCACCGCCTTGTGATCCTTTGAACAAGAAATCGTTGTCTTCACGATACTTGATCAACCATTCCTTCATGGTCATCGGGTTGATCCCATCTGACCCGTATATAATCGTTCCATCACTTGATTTCGGAACAATCTTGCCTTCTTCCACGCGGAACACGGTCTGTGCTTCGTTCAAGACATGGGTTACAGCTTTTTCAAGCATAGCCACATCTGGATCACTCGCTACCAAGCGAAGAGCATTTTCGACCTTCATTCGGTCTGCAGCTTCTTCGGCTGATCGTGCTCGCTCTGCGTGAGCGTCTCGGTCTTTCGCCATTGCGGCGAGTTGTTCTTTAATTTGCTTCTGCGCATCAGCAACACGCTGATTTGCAGCTTCTTCGAGTGATGTGCTCTCGATTAGATTGCCATCCTCGACCCGTTGTTTCGTTTCGCGAAGCGAGGTCAACATACTCGCGAAATCATCGAGTTTTCCGTTTTCGAAGTCCTCTAAGGATACTCCGGTAACCTGCTCGTAGGCGGTCATTTTTGCGACCAGATTGTCGCGCTCTTGTACCACCTTGATATTGTTGTCTCTGAACTCCGCAATTTTTGCCTGCGGTGCTACCTTTACTGTGAACTGACCATCATCCCCTTCCGATACTGCTTCCCGAAGGTCCTCAGGAACGTCCGCAAGAGTCGGATATGTAAGCGTTGCCATACTGCGTGTACTACTACCTTGCCCCGCAAGGTGTCCTTATGCTGAAGAAAAACTGCATCCCCGATGCAATGCGAGAGCGGATACCCTCTGGCGGAGCTTCTGCAACAAAGTAGCTCCATTGACAGCATCAATAACCAAACACAGACAAAATGTCAAGTATACTGACGGTTCGGTCGGTAATGCAAGTAAAAATGTCTTAGCGAGTTACAAAAACTCCGGATCGTCCAACAATTGAAAGTACGTATCGGAATGCATTGAAGCGTGCTGTTCTGCTGCCTCCGCACCCACAAGGATAGCCAACTCATCTAAAGTTATGGCCCCTGAGTCGTAATCTTCGAAAGCCTCCAGAACATCTGAATCCAACTCATCGAAATCCGCAAAGTCCGGGTTCAACCCATACCTGACCTTCATAAAGCGTCGCCTCGAAGGGTGCTTGCTTGCACCAAGCAGTCTATATGAGAACACATTTCTGTTTCAGGAACACGACCACATCTCACACAGGACAGCCCCGTCGAGGCCAACCCAGATACGGGCTTGGATACAACCTTCTTCAATTGGCGCATTTCATACACAAGTTCATGAAAAACAGACGCTTGAATGGCAGGCATTTTATCTTCCCCTCGCTTGTGCTGAACGTAGATCAGTTACTTGTCGAGGGATTGATGGATCATCCGGATCATTTGCAGCCGGTCGCACTTCCTGAGGTCCGTTTTTCTGAATCTGGTTGATGTATTCAAACATCGTCTCTGCGTCCGGGAAGTTGTCCATTCTTGCCAGAACGTCCACAACATTAGGGAACTGCCTAGAGTCTTCCAGAAGCCTCTTGAACTCGTCCAACTCCATCCAATCTGGAACAACCTCGGCGCGGCGCAGATACTCATAAAGAACGTCCACTGGAATTGCACCATCGGCATACATTTGATGGATCGCGCGGAACTCACGAGCACCAACATTCCGGATCAAGAAGTCCCGGTTTACTTCAAACTCTATGTTATCGATTGAATCTACAGACTCGTTGTTCCAGTCTGCCCACCATTTCATTGTTTGGGTAAAACCCTCATCTGTGGTGTCAGAGAGATTTTGAAGCAGCGTTTGTTCGTTGGACTCTTTCAAACGCAAAGCGTTATCAGATTCAGCGGCTCCACGAGAGTGTCCAGGCATCATACGTCCGCCGATTGCAGATATCTGGGACTCTTTCTGATCCAGTGCGTTCTCTAGCGTTCTAAGCCCATGACCGTTGAATTCGAGAATTGCGGCCTTACCGTCTTTGCCCAATTCCCAAACAACATCAGGTCCAACATAGTACTCGCCTGTGCTGTCATCAGCGACACCGCTGGAAACAGTGTAAACGGGATTGGCAGTGT